GGTCTAATTTTTCTTCTGTCGCCATATTTTTCTCCAAGTTTATTGCCTAGTAATCAATAAATAAATATTATGAGCAAGTCGATTATCCTTTTAATCGACATTTGTCGCATTTTAGTATATAGGCGAACCATATCATTATATTTTATTTTAGTCAATAGAAAGAACTCGAAAATTTATGCAATCGATAGCGTACGCATTTTTTGTAGTTTAATACGTCTAAAAAAGTATAAACAAAAAGGCCCCGTTTAGGTCGTTTTTGTTTGTTTCTCGCTACTTTTCAGCGAGTAATTAAAGACAATTTTGGCACCATCTATGTAGAGAAAATACGCATAAATCTCGCATTTAGAGAAGTGCCCTTTTTTGTTGAGAACAAGAAAATGCTAGTAGGCAAAAAGAAAAGTGTCCCTTTTTACGAGTTTTTGTTGTTCTGCGGAAACTGCTTGTCGTTGATAAGAAAGAAAAATGACTATTTTCGAATGTTTCTCGTTTTTTTATTATTCTCTAATAAAGCAAAAGATGGAGAAATTTATGTCCTTGAATTTAAGTGAAAATCGCCTGACTGAATGATTGAAAACATGAATCCGAACGATAAGACAAACACAATCAGGCTCGCGGCAAAGGAGGTCACGCAACTAATTTTTAATATCTTTCTGGTCTTACTTTCAAAATTTCCGAAATTTAAGGTGCATAGAATGATACAAACTATGGAAAAGACAATATAAGTAATGGAAATGGGATTGAAATTCAGTAAAGTGGCAACAAGAATCGAAACATTGCCTGTAATGTGAACTGGGATAGGATTTTGAGGAGTAACGTTTGAGTAGTCATAACTACTATATTCGTAAAATGGAACTACAGAAAAAACTAACAACAAAATAGAAATGAGAACGAAAGAAATGCTCAAAATAGACCAAAGCTTGTAATTGCTAATATAAGATTTTTCGATAATCGAATATTTTTCTTCATCTGATAATAGTCCAGTTTTACTGATTCCAAAAACGGCGGAGAGTTTTTCAAGGTTTTCGTCAGTAGGAAAAACGCTTCCACTTTCATATTTTGTTATGAGAGTGCGAGACACAAAAATTTTTGAAGCAAGCTGCTCTTGAGACAAGCCGTTTTCTTTTCGAAGTTTTCTTATTTTTTCGTTTAATTCCATGTTGTAATTTCCATTATAAATGAATTAGACATCTTATTCATACTTCTCATACTTTTTTCTTCATCAACTTGAATATACATATAATGACTTTTGTGACTTATGTAAAATATAGCAGAATATGGCATGCTGTAAGCAAAATGAGGCTCTGTTTCTACATGAATGCAAATCGCATCATCTTTTTGCTCATTTGATGGCCATGCAAAGAATTCTTCATCGATATTAAAATTTACTAAAACATATTTGCAATCCAAATAAGAATAATATTTTTCACTAACATCCCACGCTAAAGATTGATACACACTACTGCTTACTTGCATTCTAGTGATATTAGAAACTTCAAAACCAGTAATTTCTTTTAAAGAATATGTTTTGCTACTGCAGCTTGTTAACAATAAAGGTAAAACTAGAAGAAATAATGTTTTTTTCATACTTCTATATTAATTTAATTAATAGAAACTAATATGTGAATTAATGTGAAAAAGATAATTAATTAACAATTTCTTTTTTTGGATTTTACTATAAAAACAATACCCAGCGTTAAGAAAACAGCGGATATTGGCCAATAGATGAATATGGTCCCTAAAGGAGCAATTATAAAATTAACTCCGCCATATTTAACACCACATACCCAAAAATAGATACCCAAAAACAGCGAAAAAACGAGATTACTAAAAATATAATTCCGACGATTTTTTTCTTCATATTAACTATAAAAATCTTCCTACGATATCTAATCGTGCATGTACCTAATTTGTTGACACAATAATTTTATCGTGTTTTATCAAATATAAGCAATGAGGCACTGGATTTTAGCCAATTTCCTTTTACTACATAGTAGTAACTCTTATTCTATATCTGTAAACTGGGATTTGCTGACATAGGATTTTTTATTGGTTGATATAGTTTTAATCTAGGTCAAGTTTAATATTCTATGCGAAATAACATACATTATTTCTTCTAAAAAATGACTGAAATTTAAATGTATCAGTTTTTATATAGTTACATATAGGATTTATATATTAGTTGTTTAGATATGTATTGTTTACACTGATACTAACTAGGATTATATAAAGCATTAAAATTGATAAAAAATTTTTATAATTCGAGTAAATAAAAATACTCACCACCATTCAATTTGTTCCATTGAATCCTGTACGAACCATTAAGTGTAATAAAATCATCTTTTTTTCCAGTTGGCTTTTGAACTGTTCCGTTGAGTTCTTTATTAGCTCTAAAGAAAGCGTAAATACCACTACAGTCATTGCCTTCATAGAAAAGGTGATCTTCAACAAAAGTCATAACGAACGTTCTATTAAATCCTAACTCTTTTACTCTTTCCATGAATTTTATATCACCAATGAAAGCGAACATTTGTTCAGGATGTTGACCATTCTTTGGATATTTAAGTTCAATGGCATATCTTTCACTCATATCAGGTTTAAAGATAACAATGTCCATTTCTTTCTTTTTCGTATCCGCATTCCTAAAGAAATAGCTAACGTTTCGTTCAAACTGAACTTTGTATTCAGGGAGATTATTTCTTAAAAAAATACCTAATTCGTGTTGCAAAGAAAATTCATTATAGATTTCTATATCGTTTTCTTTTCTATAATTCCAAAACTCTATTAAAAGATTTTTTATATCCATAATCAATCGTCCTCCATTATTTCAAAGAACTCTTCGTCGGTAAGATCTTTATCGAAGTTATGCTCTCCGTCTTGACGAGGATATCTTCTTTTTTGTTTCTTGATCTTTTTGTCTTTCTTTTTCTTTTTAGTGAATGGCCACATACTTTACCTCTTTTGCCAGAACATCAAATCAATTTTCTTGATCCTGGTGAAATGTTTATATTTAGGAAGCTTGCTATCAAAGAGTCGCACCATTTCTTCTGCGGTATCGGTTTTTAATAAATTAACATAGAAATTAACGACTTTTCTGTAAGTCTCAACACATTTATCGATTGTGACATTATATGGCCTTGGAGCGTCTATTTTTGCATTAGCTAAAACATACTGATCCCAAACCGGCATATCCGGATTCAAAGTCGCAAGCATTTTAGATGAAAAAGATGGCTCAATAGACCCTTTAAATGTATAGACCTTTTTAATAATGTCCTCAAAAGACACTGTCTTGCCTTTCAATGATTCCATGTAAGCGTAATATTTCTCAAGAAATAATTCTTTGCTTCTTCTAATTCTATAGAAACCAGTGAATCTCTTTTGGAATTCTTCATCCTTTGAAACATCAGTCTTAGAAAACTTAGCCATTATAAAGTCATACTTGGCTGCACCAATAGCTATGTTTTCCCAATTAAACTCATTTGAATTGATCATGCCTCTAATTTTATTACAGAAGGCATGAGATAAAAAGTGAAATAGAGTGAGAAATTTTGAGATTGTATGTTTTATAAACTTACAAGTTTCATAACAAAAAAACCACCATTTTGTTTTGGTGAGTTCTTGTGTGCTCCAATTACTAATGATAGTTATCTGGTTAAGATTGGTATTCCTTACGCTTTAAATAACTTATCTTATATACAGTGTCTATATTAATGGTTGAACTTCTTTTAGAACAGCATCTATTTGTCTATGGATATTTGCGTTATGAGCTTCAATGTTGCTCTTTTGATTGCTCTTTACCACAGCGTAGATAACAAATGGGATGATGAAACACACAAATGCAACAATTGACCAACCGACATCCATTGGTGTGTATGTTTTTAGTTGCGATTTTAAATTGAAGTATTTTGCTTCAAGAGCAGCAATTAAACGGTAGTTTTCCATATCTTTATCTCTAGCAAGAATGTGTTCTGTATGAGATGTTCTACCACTTCTAACTCTTGTGTCTTCGGTATGTTTCCATCCAAATTTTAAATATTCTTCAACGTTATTTCTGACTGTTTTTGTTTCAATATTCATTGTTTTGCTCCTTAGTTAATTTTTGTGATTGCTTTATTGCTCAATTTAATTTGATAGAAGTGAGCATCACCTAATAATAATTTTGGAATGTAATTTAAGAAGTATAGGTTGCCAGAATCCGAGATGGATAAGTTGGATCCATAGTATTTAGAATCATAGCCAACTAATAATTCTTGTGTTCCATCGCCAGTAGCATCTTTGCTAACTCTATAGAAACCAGCACTACTTGCAGCTGTAGCAGCGTATGAATAGTAATAAACATAGTTTCCGTTTAATAAGATTTCATTTGGATTAGTCTTACTAGATGCAAGTTTTGTGCCTTCGCCTAAAGATGTAAAATCAGTTCTTCTAACGGAATTGTCAATTGTGCCGTTATAGATATAGAAGATATTATTTCCATCGAAAGCGAATTGTTTAACATTTTTAATGTTATTAGATAGTCTGGTTCCATCAAGATTTTCTGTAGTTGATGTAATATCGGTTAAATTCATGTATTCGATATATCCATTATCTTGGCCAGTACCACAGTTGATGTAATAGAGTTTGCCATCTTTAATGGTTAAGTTCTTTGCACCATTAACTTCAGAGAATTTCACATATTCACTACCATCAAGTCTCATTCTAGACATACCACCAGCGGCACCAGCCCAGTTGTAATGGGTTGCATATAAGTAAGTTCCATCACTTACCATATTTCTAACATCATTGGAATTGAGCTTTTCAGCTTCGCCACCCATTGTTAAGTTGACTGCGTATAGATCGTTATTGGTTAACATTGTGACTTGGTTGAAATACATGATTCCGTTATAAATATAGAAATCTTCAACTTTGTTTGTTGTTAATTGTGAACTCTTCTTAGAGGATTCGTCGTAGGAATAAAGCGTCTTACCGGCATACATATTCAAGTAATATGTTTTAGTGCCTAAAGATATCGTTTGACCACCGGTATTTAATGGGGTTGATTCAGGAGCAACAAACCCATCTAATAAATCGGTTTTAGCATGTGTTGATGTGTTGTAACGATATAAGTGTAAGTCCATTGAATCAACATAGACTAATGATGTGGAAGATTCGACATCAAAACCATTAACACCATCATTGGCTAATAATTGTTCTGGATTGCCACCACTTGTGCTAATTCTCCAGACACCTTTAACTGAATCATCAACTGCAGAAAATAAATCAGTGTAGTTGTAATATAAATATCCGTTCTTAACGGTTAAGAATTCACCAGCGGCATTTGTTAATTTAGTTGGGTCGGTTGAAGAACTCGATAAATCAAGATATCCAATATAGTCATTCAATAAACCGTTAACTGTGCAATAAAGTTTATTGTTATTAATTGTGAATTCATGAACCTTTTCTTCCATCACTAATGATGTGGCGTTACTAGAAAGATTCATCTTATATAAGTAGTTGTGGTCATTACCATTTGTAAAGTAGAGATTACCACCATAGATGGCTAAGTTATTGCTCTTGCCTTCAAAGACTCTGGTTACAACTGGCTCATTGCTTGAATCAGTAGCATCTACTTTGTAGATACCAGATTTAGCAGCTTTAAGGGCGTTGCTTGAATAGTAATAAACATTGTCGCTATATTTAACAAAGTCATCGATATTACTATCTGTATACAAAACACTAGAAGAACCACCACTGACTTGTTTTACTGAATTGAATAATGTTGAGCCAGCAATGAATATCGCTGAAGATGGGCTATATTTATTGAATTCTTTTGGAGAAGAATAATCGATAAGATTGAGTTCTCCGCTACTTAATGAATATAAATAACTATTGTGTAATCCGTTTGCAAAATAGACAGTTCCATCGCTTGCCACAAATACAGGCATATCTTTCTTTTGTGCCTTAATCGTTAAAGTGGCAGTGAGTGTTTCAGTAACATAGTTACTGTTTGAAATAACGCATGTATATGTGTATGTTCCTACTTCGATAGCACTTGTAACCACTTCATTGTTTGCATTTTTAACAGTTTCGTTAACGGTAGTTCCTTGAGGAAGTGTACCCACTAATTGAATGTCATTAATATGTTCAACGCCATCATATTTAGCGGACTTGCTTTCATAGGTATAACCAGTAAAGGTGGCTTTGCTAATTGTTAACACAGCATTAAGTGTTAAGTCGTTATAGTTTGGAGCAGTAATCACAGCTGATGCATTGTATGTTCCAGCATTGGTGTGTGGACCATTGTTTGTATAAGAAACACTACCACCAGTTGGTAAATCGCCACTGATTGTTAATGTATGAGGTTGGCCATCGTATGTAACTGTTTGGCTTGAGAATGTAACGCCAGAAATATTGGCTTTATTAATAGTTAAAGTTGCGTTGAGAGTTTTGTCATTATATCCATCTTTAACTAATTTAGCAGAGGCGTTATATGTTCCGGCATCAACATGCTCTTCTCTGCCAGTATAGGTGATTGTAGTATTCTCAGGAGCGCCACTCACTTCAGCAAGAATGTGAGGTTGGCCATCATATGTATATGTAGCACTTTCAAAGGAAACACCTGCGAAATCACTCTTTGTTGGATCTCCACCTGGCTCAGTGCCACCACCACTTGAATCATCTGGAGGATTTGTTGAGCCTCCACCACCACAAGCCGATAAGAACATTCCCAACAATACTGGAACTAAAAACAACAATTTCTTTTTCATTTGATGTATCTCCTTAATAATGTGTCTTGTTATAAATAAGAATTGGAATAAATGAGAAGAATGATAAAAGCGCTGATAGACTAAGCGCCAACAAAAACACTCCAACACCAATTAAAATGCCTAAAACAAAGAATAAGATTTTCATAGCGATTAGCCACATAAATCCCTCTAAATCCCAAGTAAAAATGAGTCCAGGGAATCTAATTGACCATGAAGCTACTTCCATAAAAACATCACTTACATATGAAGCTGTAAAAATACAATAAATTGTGGCCATGGTTGTATATCCAATTAAAATAGGACCAGCAATTGTCCAACCAATGCCAACTGTTTTGACATTTATAATGCAAGTAACAAGAGCCGCGATAAATAAAACCACACCGATGATAATGGACCAAATTAACGGTTTAGAATCATTCCTATTTGTAATTTTATGAAATGGACCTGTATATACCTTTTTTGGAACTGGTTTCATTGATTCTTCAACTTCTTTAACACGTTTATCCATTTCTTCTTCGTGTTTTCTGAAACAGCTGTCACAAATCAATACCATTTCTTTAACACCAGAAGACGATTTTCTTTCGATATTGTGAATTAAATCACCATCAAATAATTCCTTACCACAATCTCTGCATGTACCAATTTTCGTTTTGGCCGGAACAACTGGAACCACTTCAGCATCTTCGGAAGGCTCTTCTTTAGGCTCTTCCTTTTCTTCGTCTTCGCTAAAAAGATATTCAATAGAACAATCTAAAATCTTTGATAATTCTTTTAAAGTAGAAAAATCAGGTTCATTTGTGTCCCCCTCCCACTTACTTATGGTTTGGAAAGTTACATGTAATTGATCCGCTAAGTCTTTTTGAGTTAATCCTTTTTCAATTCTTAACTTCTTGAGTTTTTGTCCAAGTGTCATAAACGGATACCTCCTTCCCTGATATATTCACTTTATCGGCGAGTTTTTTAAATAACCGATTTAGCGAGCACATTCGCCAAAAAAGCGAATTAGACCTTTTATTTACTAATAAATAACTTCACTACTTTCATATGAGTTATATGCGTGCACATACAAAATAATTTTATCAATAGGAAAAAAGGATGACAAGCATTCTTAGAGTGCAACTGCAATGTCGCTAAAGAGTTCACTGCCGAAGGTATTCTTATAACTGATAATCGAAAACAACGAGCTTTTTAAACGGTACTCCTTATCGCCGATAACTAGTGTCTTTTCCATATCTGCTCCTAGCTACCAATCGTCGGAAGTTGCGGTGAACTATAAAGGAAGTCGTTGTAGTTGGCATCTTCTGAGTTGGCAATCACGTGGGTGATTAGGTAATTGCCTACTTCAATTGGACGGGCAACGATACTGAGGGTAATTCCGTTGGCTTCAACGCTTTCGCCTTTAGTCTTGGTCGCTTCGTTGATTGGAGTCACCGAGCAAAGATAGAACCAGACACGACGACCTTTGGCATCGCCCTGGAACTCAAAGCCAAGCGCAAAAGTTTTGACGCTGGAGTTCGTAACTTCTACAAGGTTACCGTTGGCGAGTTTCTTATAGCCAAGTACATCAACCTTAAACTCATCAGGAATTTCCGTGACTTTAAGCGAGATGTTACGTCCGGCATTTTGCACAAGGGTTGCAATCACGGAATCATCGGCATAGACACTTTGGCTTCCACCAATGACTTCGGTTGATAGTTCCTGGGCTCCTGGTAAGGCTTCTGAATTACCAAAAGTCCATTCACCACCTACACTTTGCGTAGCAAGTGCGTAGCGGACATTTTTTAGTCCGAATGTTACTTTGTTAGTTGCCATTTTAATATCCTCCTTTAGATATAATTTCAACTTTGTAAACGCGATTGATTGAATAGTCGTCGTTTTGAAATGAACTGATGAGAGTGGGGATGAAACCACGACCCTGGAGGGTCTGCTCGAACTTTACAATCAAGGCTTCGTTTCTTTTTCGAGTGACGACAGATATTTGGTATTCGACTTTATAAAGTTCCGCTATGTCGTCCCTAGCAATCGGTCGTTTGGAGATGATCTGAAAGACGATATAAGGGAGTTTATTTGTTTCTTCACTATCATCGTTACGATTATGGAAGTAATAAACGTTGGGGGTTACTCGTCGTAAGATGTTGTGAATGGGATCATTATGTAGAGCCATAGGCGATTATCCTTTTTAAGTCCTCAAGCATTTTGGGAGAGAAGGTGTCATAAGCCGGTCTTAGAAACGGATGAGCCGGAACGTGTTTCCCACTCGTATGGCGAAAGCCGAGTTCGATAAGATGAACAATTCGCCCTTTGCTCTTACTAGAGATGTAGATGGTCATGCTTTTCCCTTCGCCGATGACGGTCTTGATAAATGAATCGGCAAGATGATTATTACTATCTCCTCGCGGAGCGTTTTCCTTAATGTATAAAAGGATTTCATCGGCGCATTCATCGATTCTTTTTTCAAGCAAGTCAATGCTTTTTTTAGTGTAATCAGTGCTAATTGACGAGATTTTGCTAGCAATATCATTCATAGTTGTGCCATCCATAGAAGTCTTCTTTGCTAAGTCGGGTTTCGCTTAAGTAGAGTTCCACGAACTGTCCACCGACAAATGTTCGCTCGATTTTATAGAAATGCTCATCGATCATAACAAACTTCTCATTCTGATAAAGAAAGGCATTGATTGATACCTTGTAATCGATGTTGACCTTCGTTTCCACGGAGGCTTTCCATTCTTCACGAGTTAGACTTCGGGCAATACCAAGCGTTTTTCTGAGATTAGTGATTTGATATTTTTCTCGTTCTTTAGTCACTTTAAGTAGGGAGATGACAATGTTTGGACTATTAGGAAAGGGCATATCTAGGCTCCCTTGGTCAATGAAACTTGTTTCAAAAGGAAATAGAATGCTTCCGGCAGTTCCTTGACACTTCCATCGTTTTGGAACCCAAAGAAAGTCTTAACGTAGATGATCACGAGCGTCGCCACTTCTTTGCTTTCAAGAGTGGTTTCACTCACCCCAGTGGATTTCACTAGGGCGAGTGCGCTATCGATAAGTGCGGTGATTTCGAGGTCAGCAAATGTTTCCGTCTCGGGAATCAATAATGATTTCTTTACCAAAGGTAATAGGTTTTCGCTCGCACTCATAAGTATCCTTACTATCCTGCGGCCGCAACCTTCTTAACGCGTAAGAAACCTTTGTAAGCAGTAACGTTTCCGCCGGCGAAAAGCGAGGCACGATAGACGACGATGCCTTCTTTGAATCGATTCTCAGTGCTCTTTTGGATATCAAGACCCGAGAAGATAGCTAACTCATAATTGCTGAGTGAGCCGTAAGCTAGACATAGAGTATTTGCTGCAGTCGTGCTGTCAGTAAGAGCTGGGCATTGACTGGAGATGATGTATGGGACGTTGTCGATGGTGTGGAGTGTCGTATCCACTTCATAAACTTTGCGACCGTCGGGATGACGAAGAGTAGCGAACTTATAGAGGTCGCTGATGTTGAGAATCAAACAAGCTTTACCTTCGACTTCTTCATCGCCACCATAGTTAAAGATGATTTTGGTGAGGGTGTCGGCATCGATGTCTGATAATTCAAGTGGCGTACTGTCTTCAAGACATTTGGCATCGCTTGAAAAGATACCTGTGAATTGGTTTGCACCGCCATTGCCGTTAATGACTTGCTGAATCAGTTTCTTCTTAATCGAAACATTGATGTTCTTCAAGACTTCGGCTTGATAGTTGATGGCTGGAAGTTTTTCAAGTTCTTCGGTGATTTCGGTTAAGACCGTAATCTTGGCGCGGTTGATGTCGACATAGTCGACCACTGGTTCACTGGTTCCTTGATAGGCTTGTCCTTCAGTCGTGAGTCCGGCGATGCCGTAATCTTTGACATAAGGTTTACGATAGCTTTCGCCACCGCTTAAGTTAATGACATTAAGTCCGTCTGCGAGTCGAGAGACAACCGGGAACGGGATAGGTGAGAGGGTCGTCGAAACATGAGCGGGTAACAAAATCTCTTCTGTTGAGACGGTAATCGTCCGCTTTTCTTTTAAATCAAGACCACGTTTTTCGAGGACTTCTCTATTTGAACTCTTGGTTTCAGTGATTTGAATGGGTTCAAATTTTCTCATCATCTCGAGTTTCTTGGCTGTCATTGCCCGTTCTTCATTAAGGGCATCGACTTCTTTTTCAAGTTTTTCAAGTTCCTCAAGACTTGCCGTTTCGCTGACTTTTCTAATCTCGGCGAAGCGGGCTTCAATTTCTTTCATTCTTTGTGCTAAATTCATATTTTCCTCCGATTTTGATGTGAATTCTTTTTCGATATAGATTCATCACTTTACCCTCGATTTCCTTATCCAAGGCCGCTAGATCCATATCCATGGTTTCTAGACTTCGAGCATAGATTGATGTGTCTTCATAGGCTGGTGTATCAACAATGGAAACATCGTAGAGTCTTTCGATTGCCGTAATCCTTCGTTTGGGTATTTCACCACTACGATCCCAAACCTGGTCTTTGACCGTAAACGCAAAACTCATCTTGTCGAGAAGGTTTGCCTTCACCATCTGATAGATGTCGCGGTTCGAATTGGTATCAAGAAGACGAGCGGTTACTTTTAAGCCCTTTTCGTCGACGGTCAAAGTTAAGGAATTATTTCTTGTTCTAGCAATAACTAGAAAATTATCTTGATGATTGTATTTAAGAGGAACGTCCTTCATATTGGTGGTTGCTAAAGCATTGCGATCAATGGTTTCGAGGAATCCTCTTGTTTCGTCTCCGATGAGTGTTTCCGAATCAAAAACGATAGCGTAACCTTCAAGCACCATCTCATTATCAAGTTCATTAAATCTTAAATTGGATAATCGAATTTCTTTGTTCATTAAAATACCACCTCTATACAAGGTTGATTGTATAAAGATGGTCTTTTGCTTTTAATGGTCAAACTGAAGACTTATAAAAATAAATTTTCAAAAAATGTGATAATTCGAAAAAATAAATTGTATATCCTTTTATCAACATAAATTTTCAACTCTTTAATTTTTATGAAAATTCAGTTGCTAAATTAAATGAAAGGAGAACAAACGATGAACGTTACACAAAAACTCAATCTAGTAAGTCCACAAGCCAAAAAACTATATGAACAAATAGTTAGTGCCTATGGTAACCAAAAAGTGTGTCGACACTTTCTGTTCATTGATTCGAGTTGTTTTGTATTCTCAAGATACAATGAAATTATATCTGAGATAAGTAAAACAACCTCATGTCTTAATGAACTTGTACTTGTCGAACTATTCGTCACTTACAAAGTTGAAAAAGTGTCTATTCAACAAATCGATTTTATAATCGAAAAGTAGATTAGACAAAGTCTCGCATAATCACGTGCGAGACTTTTTTTATTTATTTTGATTATTCGCTAAATTGTCATCTATTAATATGTACAATTAGCGCGAACCTTTGTCGTAGGGTATGCCTTCGGCTTTCGGCGCCCGGGATTTTTTCGAGGTAAGGGCCAAAATAATCATTGTCACGATATAAGGAATCATCAAATAGATGTACAAAGATTCTTTAACATTTTCAAATGAGGGCAGAAACGGAATGCTTCCTGACATGCCGGACAAGGATTTGAAGAAAGCAAACAATAAGGCCGCAAAAGCAATTTTCAGTGGCTGCCAATTGCCAAATATCATGACGGCCAAAGCTAAGAAGCCATAGCCAGCGACCGTCGAAGCAAAACCGCTTCCGGCAGCGAGAGTGAAAGCAACACCACCGATACCAGCCAAAGCTCCAGAAATCATGACACCGGTATACCGCATTTTATAGACATTAATGCCAACACTGTCAGCGGCCGCAGGATTTTCACCGCACGAACGGAGGCGAAGGCCGAATTTGGTCTTATAAATAATAATTGTCGCCGCCGCGATAACAAGAATGCAAATTGGGGTCGTCAAATACATGCTTTTTAAAAAGATGCGTTCGAAGAAATTCGCATCAATTGGGGCGATAGCAAGCGGAACCCAACTGGGAGTGTAAATTGCTGTTTGACCTTGGCCTTGAATGGCCCAAGTCACGACAATGGCTAAAGCGGGAGCCAACATGTTTAAGGCAGTTCCGCCGATCGTCTGGTCGGCTTTTAGCCGAATAGAAGCAAAAGCTAGGAAAAAGGAATATAAAGCCCCGACAATGGCAGCACCGAGAATGCCAATCAGAACGCAAAGTTGGGGAGCAGTCACGGCTAATTGCGATTCATTCAGAAATTTAAAAATCAAAGAAGCAACAAGAGCGCCGATAATCATAATACCTTCAAGAGCAATGTTGATCGTGCCGCTACGTTCAGAAAACATCGCGCCAAGAGCGACAAGAATTAAGGGGACGGCAAAGGCAATCATTGAAGAAATCAAATCACCAAGCACGTTCATTGCAAGTCACCTTCTTTCGGAGTTTCGACAGCGGGAGGTTTAGGTTTATTTTCTTCCGCCAGTTCGAGATCTATTTGTTTGCGCTTTCGATTAAGCAAGTACTTATCGATCGCTTGTTTAAAGACAAGGCTGAACGCACTGAGATATATTATAACGGAAATGACGATATCAATAACTTCGGTAGCGAACTCAGGCTGCATGGCATTACCGCCAATTTGAATATAGGCGATAAAGAGAGCCGAGAAGATAATGCCGATTGGATTTGACATGCCTAACAAAGCGACTGGAATACCGTTAAAGCCAATTGGCGAAATGGATTTTGTAACTTGCATTTGCGCCGTTCCCGCTAAATATGTCAAAGCTCCGCCGATTCCGGCTAAAGCTCCCGAAATTGCCATTGATAAAACGATATTTCGTTTGGCATTAATACCGGCATATTTAGACGATTCTTTGTTGTAGCCGCAGGCTTTAAGTTCGTAGCCAAACGTCGTCTTATTAAGAATAATGAACATCACAATAGCTAAGATAATAGCGATAAATATTCCAACATTCATATATGGAGACAAACTCTCCATGCCAAGAGAAGGCAATTTCGCACCAGGATTAACGCCGGCTACGTTGACGGCTCGACTCTGGTCGGCACCTCCATAATAAGTATCAAGTAATCTTGGAGTATTGGCGATAATTAAGTCGACTGCGAATAACCCAATCCAGTTAAACATAATCGAAGTAATAACTTCGTTAACGTTTAGGAAAGCTTTGAAAAGGCCTGGAATTGCACCCCAAAGTGCTCCTCCTAAAGCCGCTAGCAAAATATCGAGATACCACGGAAGTTTAAGAATAACGGCTCCAAAGATGGCGAAAAAAGCGCCAACCGTATATTGACCGGCGGCCCCAATATTGAAAAGGCCGGTTTTAAAAGCAAAGCCTACCGCTAAACCTGTCATCAACAAGGGAGCGGCCGTATAGAGGACTTGGAAAATATTGCTGATGTTGCTTACGCCACCCGTCAGCATCATGGCCAAGCCATAAAAAGCATCTTTCGGTTTAATCATCAGCATTAAAAGCAGACCAATTACAATGCCAATAACAATTGAGAAAAGAGAAGCCAAAATCGAATTAAATCCTCGTTTTTTCCGAAGATTAAGAATGCCATTCCATATTTTGACAAAGAATTTGCCAATTGAGGACATCATTTGCGAAAAGAAATTACTATTTTTCATTGTTGAGTCGCTCCTTGATCGGCACTTGGCTCAAACTTGGGATCGCGTTTGGCACCCGACATATATAACCCCAGTTCTTGGAACGTTGTCTTCTTTGGATCTAGTTCGCCAACAATTCTTCCTTCATAAATGACAAGAATCCGATCGGGCAAATCCATAACTTCATCGAGTTCCAGCGAAATCAGCAGAACGCCAAAACCTTTATCGCGTTCGGCGATTAGCTGTTTATGAATATATTCAATAGCTCCGATATCAAGACCGCGCGTCGGCTGGACAGCAATTAATACTTCATGCTTCTTGTCGACTTCACGAGCGACGATGGCTTTTTGCTGATTGCCACCCGACATGCTGCGAACGGCAGTAATTGAACCTTGTCCTGAGCGAATATCATATTTAGCAATTAAATTATCGGAATAACTACGCACAGCGTTCTTTCTGATAAAACCCTTGTTTTGAAATTCGGGTTGCCAATATCGCTGCAAAACTAAGTTTTCTTCTAATGAATAATCCAAAATGAGTCCATGTTTATGACGGTCTTCGGCAATATGCGACATTCCGAGTTTCGAACGGTTGCGCACGCTGGCATTTGTTATGTCGTGCCCGTCCAGGATTAGCTGTCCCGACACTATTTCATCTAGTCCTGTTACACCATGAACCAACTCTGTTTGGCCATTCCCGTCAATACCGGCAATACAAACAATCTCGCCGCGGTGAACGTCGAAAGATACGTCATTGACAGCCATCTTTTTAGACGATGAAGATTTGATAACTAAATTACGGGCTGATAAAACGACTTCTTTTGGATTAGAAAGTTCTTTTTCAATATTAAAGTTAACGGAACGCCCGACCATCATCAGCGACAATTTTTCTTTTGTTGCGTCTTTGACGTCAATCGTGGCGACACATTTTCCTTTTCTTAGAACCGTGACGCGATCGGCGACAGCCATTATTTCATTTAGCTTATGAGTGATAAAAAGGATTGATTTGCCCTCTTTGGCTAAGTTACGCATGATCATCATCAATTCATCGATTTCTTGAGGAGTCAAAACTGCTGTCGGTTCGTCGAAGATTAAAATATCGTTTTCGCGATAAAGCATTTTTAATATTTCAACTCTTTGCTGCATACCGACGGTAATGTCTTTGACATAGGCATTTGGATCGACAAGAAGTCCATATTTTTTGGACAGAACCATAACTTTATCGCGGGCTTCCTTCTTTTTGATAAAGCCCAATTGGTTTGGTTCAATCCCTAATATAATATTTTCTAAGACTGTGAAAACATCGACTAACATAAAATGCTGGTGGACCATGCCAATGCCTAAATCGTTGGCATCGTTTGGATTTTTGATATGGACCACTTCACCATTTTTCTTGATTGTGCCTTTTTCGGGCTGATAAAGACCAAAAAGGACACTCATTAACGTCGATTTCCCAGCGCCATTTTCGCCAAGCAAGGCGTGAATTTCGCCTTTTTTAAGTTTTAAGGAAATATCGTCGTTGGCGATTATTCCCGGAAACTCTTTGG